TCGCAAAGACTGGGAAAAGAATTTCAAGCGCCAGGTCTTCGCCCGCATTGTCCAGCAGATGAACCGGCTCGGCTGGACCTGCAGGGTGCCCGAGGACATGATCGAACAGTACAGCGCGGATTTTGCTCGGAATCACCGCGCCTGCCGCAAAGGCGACCTGCACGCATTTCTCGACCTTTCGGGCCGCTGCATAGAACTCAAATTCTGGCAGTCAGTCAACACGCCGAACCGTCCGGACCACGGGGGCAGATATGAGCCGGACCGGGAAGCAGTAATGCCGTACCTGCTGCGCCTGGAAATGGAGCGCACTCGCCGGCGCATCCGCACCTACTTGTGCAATGTGTTCTCCGGCTATGAGTTCGTTAGCGAGCTGAACGACGGGCGCCAGTGCAAGCGAGGCCCGGGTCACTTAACCGCGCTCGAATGGGTGCGCGCCACCTACAAAACCAGCTGGCACTTTAAGGGCGACACCAGCACCTACGAGATCAGCAAGTGCAACTCTCGAGATGCCGACGGACAGACCATAACCCACGGTTCCCGCGTGTGGGGCTTTAACCGCTTCAGCGGGCGCCCCTTCACCGGCATCGCCTACTACAACATCAACAATATGTGGTGGGTTGTCACCGGCAAGTACGACGTGCAGAACCAGGCGTCATTCGACTTACACACTCAGCAGCCGGAGAATCTGCGTCGCAAGCGCAATGACGGCCGACGCCGCAAGCGCCTGGAGCAGGAACTGGCCAAGGCCATTCAGTCTATGAACTTCACGCGGGCCGAGGTGCTGCGGAAAATTCTTTGGCCGCCAGGGACCGCGCTATTCATGGTCTGGAGCAAGAAGAACAGCGCCTATCACCGCGCTGGGTTTTCAGGATATGCGAACGACACGATTAATGCCGGAAAATTCACCGCCGATGAGGTCGCTGGGTGGGACAATGACAGAAACGAGATTGTGCCGATGGAGGCGAGGGCCTAGCGCCCTACCAGCGCCCGAGAACTGAAAACCGCCGCCGAAGCCCAGGGCCGCCGGCGGCGCTCGCGGGACTGCTAATCAGGTAGCCTGAAGAGCGGCAATTACGTCATCGACGGTTGCACCGGCTCCCGTTGTGAGAGCATCAATTGCGGTGCGCTGCGCAGCGGTCAGCCTGCCGTCGAGCGTCTGAAGGTTCACGCCATCTCGAGCGGCTGCAGGATCGCCCATGTTGACGACCTTCTTCTCGCTCATGTGCAGGTCGCCATCAACGGAGAAGTCCCCGGTATGCGCCCAAGCGCCGCTGCCGCTGTTAGAGGTGATTCCAGTCACGGCGGCCCCTGATCGCGTGACGGTGAGGAACGTAACAGATGGAGCGCCGGCATCCGTCACAGTGCGGAAATTGAGAGATCCTGCGACTGGCATGATATCCCACCATTTCGCATCCGCGCCTTGGCTCGTGTTGCCAATACCGATGGCGGGGCCAGCAGAATTGTTGCCTTGTAGGACGAAAGCAGCCTGCGGGCCGGAAAGCGCGCTCCCATTGTTGATGATCTTGAACTGACCGCCTGCGGCCTCGGTCAGAGACTCGAACTTGCCGGTGACGTTCATGTCGCCATTGACTTGGAGACCCGGCGCGATAGTGACGCCAGCGCCTCCCTTGCCCGAGATCAAAAGCGAAATGTTATTCGCCGCACCAAGCGCGGTAATCGACGGGACGCCCGAGGAGTTTGTTCCAGCAACCGCAATGCCGTTGCCTCCCGCCGGAAGAACAGTCTGCGAGCCGGTAGTGCTGAACGCGCCAATATGCGCCCACGCGCCTGAACCGCTATTCGATTCAATCCCTGTAATTCCCAATGCGTGGCCGCCAGCAAATGCCAGGGGCACAATAGCTGCGTCTCCTGCGTCGTTCTTGAACCGTCCCTGCAGCTTTCCTTCAAAAAAAATCCATTCGGCAGTACGGTTGTTTGCGGTGTTTCCCGATTCGAAGAACAGTAGGTCAGCGACATCGGGAGAGGCACTCATAAGGAGGCCCGAGTTTGTCGTCCCAACAGGGCCCGTAGTGGCGCCCACGCTTACACCACCCTGAACGCTGATGGCTTCCGTCCATGTATGCGCACCCGTCCACGCATATGTCGCCGTCAGGTTGATACCCGGAGCAGCATCCGACCGCATGTAGGTAACCGCTGTCCCGTTGGTGGGCGCAGGACCTACAGTGGCCGTCGGATCAGCAGCGCCCCCGCCAAACTCGCCGGTATCTGTCCAATTCGCAATGTTCGTCGCCGGGTCGGCGGTGAGAAAAAAGACGTGCGCGGGAGTGAAATCAGTACGGATACAGATGGCCGGTGCCGTGACGGCGAGAGCCAGCATCCCGGCCTCGTCGGCTGCGTCGCCCACATCATGCTGAAGCGGCGGCAGCTGCGCCTGCGGAACCTTGCCGTTAACGTCCAGAGGCCCAGCCGGCCCAGCGACCTGACCGAGATCCGCGGAAGCAATCGCGCCAATCTGAGCCACCGTCACAACGTGCGGGTTATTGAGATCACCTTCATGCTCATCCAGCTCCTGCTGGATCTCGGCTACATCCGCAGCGCTCGCCTCCTGAGATGCCCACAGCCCCATTACAGCTCCCCCAGGTACAGGCCGGCGATGCCGTCGGCAGTGTCAGCGGAGAAGATGATTTCGTAGATGGGCCCCTCGAGCATGTCCTGAGTGGCCGCAGAGACCGAGCCAGATGGCCAGTCCGCCAGCTCGCCGGACGGAGACACGCGGACCTGCACATTCATCGTTCCGCCATCACCTGGCGAGACGTCAACACTGGTGAGCGCGGGAACATTGAAATATCGAACGGTCTGGCCGGCGGTCACCGGCCAGTTTTTGAACCTGCCTGCAGTTTCCATGGGGAAGCGGTCTTGTCGGGACTTTGGCGGGAGGGTAGCGTCACGACGAGAGGGCCCGATCAGGTCACAGCAATAGGCCATTCTCATTGGCCCAGGCGATGGGGTCCTTGGCGTGTTTGCGGTGGTTGCAGCCCGGACACAGCAGCTGAATGTTGTAGATATCGTTGGTGCCACCGTTCGACAGCGCCTCGATGTGATCCCGGTGATAGTCGGTCCCCAGCTTGGTCCGGCAGCTGGCGCACCGGCCTCGCTGGCGCTTATAGAGTTCGGCGATTTCCGCAGCTGTGTATGAACCCTTTGCTTCCGCCTTGCGGGCTCGGCGCCTGGCACACTTCTCGGAAGACTCAGCGCGGGCCTTCTCTGTCATGTAGGCACGCTCTTCCTTCCTGGCGCATCCGCAGGATATCGCTCTCCCCGACCGAAGGCTCGCGCCAAGCGTGACCTTCTCGCGACCGCACTCACACAGACAGCGCCATATGGCTTTGCGTGATTTGTTGAAGCCAAGATGCTCGACAGCCGTGAGCTTCCCGAATACCTCGCCAGACAGATCAACGAATCGTCGCGCAGCGGCCGCCTCTCGCTCGGCACAACCACATGACGGCATCTGGCTGCTTTTTAAATAGAGACCGGTGACAACCTTCTCAATTCCGCAGTCACACAGAACCGACCAAGTGCTTAGGGCTCTGCGTGAACCTTCACGCCCCAGAACAAGAAGACGCCCTATTTTTTGCCCTGTAACATCGGTGGTGGTCTTCGTGCGATTCTGCTCTCGGCTCCAGCACCCGCAAGAAACCGTGTTCCCAGAGTTCAGCTTGTTGGCCCTGATTGACTTGACGACACCGCAGTCACAGCGGCACACCCACCTAACCACGGTGAGGCCAAGTGATTCATCTCGATGAAGAACTGTTAGGCGATGAAATTTTCTGCCGGTAAGGTCTTTTAGATTTTTGTGGTAACGAGGCTTAACGTCCATAGGGACGAATAATATCACTCCGAGACGAAAAGATCACACGCGGGGTCTTTGGCACGAACGTTCATGCGCCTCTCTTCGCAGAATCCTGTTTCTTTGTTGAACGCATCGCACCTGCCGCAGACCTCACCATCCGGCAGCTCCTCAATCATCTTGAGGACAGGCTCAGGAAGGCCGGGCATTGCCTCTTTAACAGATTCCTGGCGACTGGTGAGCTCGTTAACTTGAGGCAGGATAAATGTGCTGTTGCCGTATGATCGCGCCCACGCAATGTCGCACAGCATATTTGCGTAAGAATAGTGGGGGTCAAGGCCAACCTTAATGACCTTCGCGCGGGTCTTGCGCGTCTCTTCGTTCTCTTCAATGACCAGAGCGGTTTTGGTGAAGTGCACGAACACCCAGTCGCGAAGAATAGGGATTCGCTTGGTTTTGCCATTTTCAATGACATCCTGCTCGAGCCCGTCCGGATCAGGAAACAGGCAGTGCTTGTTCTTTATCCGGAAAAGCGCCGTCTGCATGCACTTGTACTGATTCAGCGTAACCGTGTAGCGCGTGCGCTCATCTTCACTGGTCCGGCGATCGGACTTCGATAGGTCGTCTCCCCACACCATTGAATCGTCGCGCAGGTCGGCATAGCCAGCCAGGAATACGCGGCCAGGGAATCGATTCGCAAATCGTCGCGCATCATTGACGTTCGGCAGTTGCTCAACCACGCACACCGAAACACCGAACTGGTCCATCATCTCGGCGCAACGCTCAAACGGATCAAGATCGAAAACGGCCTCAACGTGCACTGTCGCCTGACGGCCATCAGGGAGCCGCTTCTTCACAATGACAGCATTGAAGGACCCCATCTGATCAATCCCACAGAATGTGTCCCGCCCAGCATTTTCCCATCGCAGACCGAGCCGCATCCCCTCCTCTGCAGCCGCTAGGCAGTGCGCCATGGTGACCGGCAACTGGTCGGCGTCTATGTACGGGCGCGCCAGGGTGCGGTTATAGTAAGACTTCTTCTGATCCCCCGTCTTCGCACGACCCCAGGCTTCAATCATGTTGCGCGGCGTCATGCGCGGGCTGATCGTCCGCGGCAATAGAAACGACTGCATTTTTGGATTCGCGCCGGGATTCTGAACAATGTATCGGCCGCGTTGCGGATCTTCAATCCAACCACCACACTCCGGGCACGTCCAGATATACTCATTGACTTCCGCGCCTGCCACGTCACCGCTGTTGTAGCCGATAGATTTGTCCGGAAAAACGCCGCCAGGGTCGGATAAGTCGCTCAGCGTTCCGCAGTGATCGCACTCTGTATGCCAGACCTCTTGCGTTCCCTGCTGATACCAAAAATTGATATCCATGTCGGGCATATTCGCCGTCGACAGCATGAGGGTGAACTGCACGTCCGAGTCGCCGGTACGGGCGCGCACCTTATCAATCTGGTCGAGAGCCATTTCCTGGCACTCGTCTAAAGTAACCACGTCCATCGGCCGGCTTTCGGTGGAGACCTTGCCGCTCGTCCAGAGGAACAGGAAGAGCGATTCGCCAAGCTGGCGCGTCAGCACGTTGCCCTCACCGACGCGCTTCTTATCCCCCTCCTCATTGAGGCGGTGAGTCATTTCCCGGTGAATCTCCGGCGCGCTACGAACGATCGGCATAAACCGATGCTCTGATTTAAACGCCGCTGTAGCCTGATCGGGTAGAAACATGCCGATGGTCACCGGGGACCACTTTTTCGCCATGTAGAGATTGGCCAAAACCTCCCAAATTGTTATTCCCAACTGCGTGGCCTTCTGAATGATCAGGAGGCGCTCGTAGGCTTCTTCGCGCGTGGTGGGGATTGCGTCATAGATCGGAACAAGCGCGGGCCGGTTGTCCAGCCGGAAGGGCTTGCGATCGACCTTTAGGCCGTCCTTGGCCAGGTCCTCGCACCATTCACGGAACGATACATCATCAGGTATGGACTTATCGTCCACCCGATACCCCGTCCGCTGCTCCAGCTTCGACACCATCGCAGAGAAGTCGGACCGGAAATTACTGTAGCGGTTGGTGCGTTGCTGGAAGGCCATTAGGCGGCGGCTCTCCGCGGCCGCAGCCAGTGATTCCTAAACCCAATCCACCAGCTGTAGGTGTACGCGAAGCACAGCGCGAATATACCCCACTGTTCGGCGGTCCACGCCGCATAGAACCAAAACGGCTGGCCCAAGAGACCCAGGAGGCAGGCATAGCGCTTCCACTCCTCCCGGCTCTGCTGGGTCAGCCAGATTGCTGTTACGCCGAAGATGGCGATCGCCAGCTGCTCCAACACTCACTCCTCATTGCGCCCTATCGGCGCCCAGAC